GTACTTATACAGGCGGCGGCAGTGAACAAGACGCTAAAGTAAACTTGGCTAAACAGTTTCATGATTCTTTATTAAACAGTAAAGCTGACTTAATCACTGCTAATTTAGAAATATGGGGAGACCCTTATTATTTGCCTGATAGCGGCATGGGTAACTATTCTTCTAGGAATAGCGGAGTTAAAGCAACGTTAACAGAAGACGGGTCTATAGACTATCAGAGAAATGAAATTGACATCTTGATAAACTTTAGGACACCTGTAGACTACCGAGCTGGCGGCGATATGTCCTTCCAGTCTGAGACTACAAAGATTAACGGGTTCAGTGGGTTTTATAGAGTGACTACTGTTGAAACATCTATTACCGGTAACAAGTTTACACAGACACTTGAACTGATTAGACGTAGAAACCAAACGCTAGATGGTGTAGGTGGCAAAAGCATTGTCGAAAAGCAGAATCCTTCGTCTTCTGGCAACAACAACGGCGGCCGCCCGGGCCAAACAGGATCTCCTGGATCGACTGCCGCAAGTTCGTCGTCTGGTACACAGCCTGTTACAGCTAATACTAGCAACTTCTCAGAGCAAACTCCAGGACCGCCACCTAATAGCTTTGCTGCTCAAACACCAGGAGCAAACCCTAGAGAAAACAATCCGCTGGCAGTTCCTCAAAGAAATCTTGGCCGCGCACAAACACTTGGAGTACCACCGTCGTCTTCAGGAGCCGCAGCAATAGGCGATGCAGCGAGCAGCGCGTTTAGTGCAATAGGCGATGCACTTGCATCGGGAACTAAGCCTGTAACAAAAAACGTTGAAGAATATAGACCAGGCGGCAATCGTCGAGCGAACAGATAACATAGGATATACATGCCAAACCAATCAAGAAGAAGTGCACAACGGTCGCTAAAGGAGCTCGGACTTACTGGTTCAGGCCCTTTCGAAGCGATAGTCGTTAGTCACTTAGATCCGGGTTATATGGGGTCACTCAAAGTAGATCTGTTGCGTAAAAACAAGGCAGGGTCGTTTAAGGAAAGGGTAGGTACTACTATTGAAGTTAGTTACCTAAGTCCTTTCTACGGTGTTACAAATAAAGACCACGCAACTGCAAATGACGGATACGAAAACACGCAAAAGTCTTACGGTATGTGGTTTGTTCCGCCTGACTCTGGAACAAGGGTTCTTGTTATCTTTGCAGAAGGTGATATCTCTCGAGGCTATTGGATAGGCTGCGTACAAGATCAGTACATGAACTTTATGTTACCTGATGGACGAGCTAGCACAGAGATTACGACTCAAGGCACACCCGGCGATTTAAAAGGCAAGAAGCTACCGGTAGGCGAGTATAACAAGCGTACTACGTCAGAAAATAAAGATCCTACTTTGTATGCGAAACCTTACAACTCAGATTTTTCTGATTCATTAGTAACACAAGGATTAATTGACGACGAAAACCGAGGAACTACAACCAGTTCTGCACGCCGCGAGGTTCCTAGTGCAGTATTTGGTATCAGCACACCTGGCCCGATTGACAAGCGCCAAGGAGCTCCTAAAGGACAGTATGGCGAGTTTGAAGCAAAAGCAAATGTCTTTGTAAACAGACTAGGCGGCTCAAGTTTTGTAATGGATGACGGCGATGATAAGTTTATCCGCAAGACACCTGCTAGTGAAGGCCCGCCTGAGTATTCAAACGTTGAAAAAGGTGAGACCGCAGGCGAGAGGACAATTCCTCAAAACGAATTAATGCGCTTGCGAACTCGTACTGGACACCAGATCCTTATGCACAATTCAGAGGATCTAATTTACATAGGTAATGCCCGCGGTACCTCGTGGATCGAAATGAGTTCTAACGGTAAGATTGATATTTACGCTAATGATAGCATAAGTGTTCATTCTGATCAAGACTTAAATTTTACAGCCGACAGAGATGTAAACATAGAGAGTGGTCGCAATATAAACATGCGAGCAAGATCAAGGGATGCAACAGGAGAAGAGACACCAGACGGTGGCAACATTCAAATTGAAAGCAAGCGAAACACTCACCTGCTTGTTGAAGAAAACATGAAGGTTGATGTTAAGATGCAACAAGATACTACAGTGGGCGCGAACCGGTTCGTTAGTGTTGGCGCCAGTCTTCATACTAAAGTTGAAGCTTCGATATTTGAATCTGCAGGTGTTAATATTAACCAAAAAGCAGAAACTAACTTTAATGTAGAATCTGGTGCAGTTTTTAATGCGCTTTCAGGAGCCAATATGAATCTCAATGGTTCGGCCGGGGTCAATGTACTAAGTGACGGAGTAGTTGCATTAGACGGGTCATTAACACACCTTAACAGCGGGTTAGCAGGGCCAGCGGCACCTGCAGAACTTGCACTACCTGCGGAGATATTCGAGCCGTTGCTGGTACATACAAACAGCCAAATCTTGCCAGAAGATATGTCTACAGTCAGTGTAGAGTCTATAGTAAAACGTATGCCTGGACACGAACCTTGGTTACATCACGAAAATCTAAGTCCGCAAGACTTCTTGCCTGCAAAGACAGACATAACTGCCGCCGCAGCCATTGACGACTCTGAGTATGTAAGATCAGTAGACACGTTCAGAAAGAACCGCACTACGTCTGGAACAGGTGCAGGCATAGCAGCTCAGTCTACCGAAGGCGATAACAAAGGCATACCGAGTAGAGGCTAAATATTACCATGAGCTCATTAGAGAAAAACCTTTACAAGAGAGTACAGTCTAGACAGTCTGGTGCTAACAGCAACAGAGAATCTGTGCCTAATACAATCTATCGTGGCATCAGTACTGTCAATATAGAAAACGACGGATTTCGTCTTTACGATATCGCTATCATCAAGCAGGACTTAATAAATCACTTTAACATTCGCCAGGGCGAAAAACTAGAGAATCCAGAGTTTGGAACTATTATTTGGGAAGTTCTTTACGAGCCTCTAACAGAAGCACTCAAGCAGGTTATTATTGAAAACGTCGAAACTATAATTAACTCAGACCCAAGGGTTGCTGTAGACAGGGTTATTGTTGACAGCTACTTCAACGGCATACAAATCGAGTGCGTTCTAACCTTCCTAGACTACAACATATCCGAGTATCTACGCTTACAATTTGATGAAGCCAACGGCTTGATTGCATAAAATATACGTAGTTTTCTCTTTCAAATAAATACTATGATAACAGAGGAAAGCACATGTCAGCTACAGATCGTCAGAATCGTTTACTAGTCGCAGAGGACTGGAAAAGAGTCTACCAAACATTTCGTAATGCAGATTTTCAAAACTACGATTTCGACAATTTAAGACGCACTATGATCTCATATTTGCGTGAGAACTATCCAGAAGATTTTAATGATTACATCGAATCGTCTGAATACCTTGCGTTGATTGACCTGATTGCTTTCTTAGGTCAGAACCTTGCGTTTCGTATAGACCTAAACGCTCGTGAGAACTTTCTCGAATTGGCAGAGCGTCGTGAAAGTGTTCTGCGCCTTGCTAGGCTTATCAGCTACAACCCAAGCAGAAACCAAGCAGCTAACGGCTTCTTAAGATTTACCGCTGTACGTACATCAGAAGACTTGATAGACAGCAACGGCGTGAATCTAAAAGGCCAGTCTATCCAGTGGAACGACAGCACAAACGCAAACTGGTTTGAACAGTTTATTAAGGTTCTAAACACTGCATTGCCATTAAACGGTGTGTTCGGTCAGCCAGTCAAGAGAGAAGACGTTGCAGGCGTTCCTACTGAGCAGTACAGAGTTAACGGTCTTAATACAACAGTGCCGGTCTTCAGTTTCCAAAAAGCAGTTGAAGGTAAAAACACACCGTTCCAGATTGTATCAACAGATATCGAAGATGGCAACTTGCTTGAAGAGCCACCACTAGCCGGTAACAACTTTGCTTTCATTTATAAGAATGACGGGCGTGGACCGAGCAGTACTAACACAGGTTTCTTTGCACACTTCCGTCAAGGTACACTTGATAACGGACAGTTTTCAGTAACTCAGCCTGTAGCTAATCAAACTGTTGCTGTTGACACAACTAACATTAACGATACAGACGTTTGGCTCTACAAGTTAGATGCAAACGGTAACGAACAAGAACTATGGACAAAGGTTGATTCAGTTGAAGGTAACAATATTATCTATAACAGTATCAACAATAACATCAGAAATGTGTACAGCGTACTAACTCGTGTTGATGATAGAATTAACTTGATCTTTTCTGATGGTGTATTTGGCGAGTTGCCAAAAGGTAACTTCAGAACATATTACAGGGTAAGTGAAAACAGAAGTATGATTATTACTCCTTCTGCTCTCTCAGGTATCAACTTTAGTATACCGTACCTAAGTAAGCAAGGTAAACAAGAAGAAATTACATTTACTGTTAGTCTACAGACCACGGTATCAAACTCAACAG